AGACAGTATACTTTACAAACTTATGGTGGTACAGCAATGCAATTTGCTTCAGATTCTATCATTTCTTTTTTGGCAGACTCTATTCATATTATTGAAGGAACAGCACAAACTAAAACTAAAGTTAAATTCCTATTAGGAATGACTTCTGGAAACATAGTAAAAAGAATAGATGGTGGTGGAGAAGTAGGTGACATTATGGTTAGTGATGGAACAGATTGGACATTAGGTTCTATAGGTGCCCACGAGATAAATACACCACCTACTATTAGACCTTCACAATTAACTGCTACTACGAATGACTGGAATCCAACAGGATACTCTACTACAAAAAGTCAAACAATTGAACTTAGCGGAGATGGATCATTTAGAACAATTACAGGATTAACTGCTGCTACAAGAGATGGGGTACTTAAAACTTTTGCTAATAGTGGTACAAACTGTTTAGTTGTTGCTAAACTTCACACAGGAAGTACTGCTGGAAATAGGTTTAACATGAGTGTAGATTTGATTCTTTACCCGAAAATGGAAGCAACTTTCAGATATGATTCTGTTGATGCGGCATGGAAATTAATCAATAGTACAGAATCTTCTATTGTGTACAACAGTAAAACTAAAGCAAACATAGAAAGCACTTACTCTATAACAACAGCAGATAGTGAAAAGTGGACATTTACTACAAATGGCGGAGCATTTCAAAACCAAAATGCTGTTGGTACGACAGCACCTTTAAGATATCTTTATTTATCTACAAATACAGCAGCAACATCATTTCCTACAATGAATTCTAAATATGTAACAACATATATTGATGACAACACTTGTTATTATAGAATGACAGGCAGAATTAAAGTATTGAGTAACTTAAGTACTAATGATGAATCATATGAAATTAAGTTTGGTTTTGAGCAAGATGCAGATACTACCTTGGAAGAAGGAGCATTATTAATCTATCATCACTCACTTAATTCTGGAAACTGGAGACTTGTTACAAATGATGGCACAACAACAAATACTGTAAACACATCGGAGGCTGTTACTGCCAATACATTTTATAATGTAGAACTTATTTATTATCCTTATGGAGAAGTGACTTGTTTTATTAACGGCACAAGATATACTACTACTTCAAATTTACCTGCTTTATTGCAACCTTTCTCACTGTTTCAATTAGACAAGGATAACGGAACAACATCCCGAGATGTTAGTCTAATGGCATTTGAATTATTCGGAGTATATGTATCAGACTAAACTAAATAATTAATCATTAAAATTATTAAAATCATTAAAATCACTCAACAAATTATGAAATTTATCACCACACTCATTCTGACAATTTTTACAATTTTACCATTTGTGTTTAATGCACAAAATGTCAACTGGACATTTGAAAATAAATCTTTTAATGCAGGTGACACAGTTGAAGTAAAATTCAGAGTTACTAATTTTACTGATATAAGTGGATTTCAATATACACTTAAATTTGATACTGCTAAAATGTATTTAAAACCTACAAATAAAGTTACGTTTACTGGCGCATTGGCAGGTTATACTTCTAGTTGTTTTAGTTTTGCTGGACCAGGATATGCTTTAAAGGCTTGGGAAATAAGAACTCTTTGGCTTAGTGTTATAGGTAAAACATTACCTACGAATACACATGTTTATAGTTTGTGGTTTATAGCAAAAAAATCTGGTACTGTATGTAATTCTTTACAGTTACATTTTGCTGCTCCTGTATGGCCTAATGCTTGGAAAAGCAATTTAGCATATGTTCCTCTGACTGTACTTTGTGCTGAACCAAGTCCTTTGAAACCTACTATTATTTCTGAAAGAGAAGATGAACCAGTTAGTGTTTATCCTAACCCATTTACAGATGTAATTAATTTTAGCAAACCTTGTGATATTCAACTTTTTGATATTTCAGGTAGACTGATTTTATCTGCAAATGCAGTTGAAACATTAAATGTAGATTTACCTACAGGTGTATATTTTGTTAGAATACAAGATAAAATATACAAACTTGTAAAACAGTAATCAAACAAAGTTAAAACTAAACTTAAATTTAAATTTAAACTTAAACCATGAGTCATAATACTTGTCCTCCTACAAATCCTATTAGTTCTAATCAGGTCTATGAAGTAGGAATTTTTAAACCTAAGTGTGCTACATTTACGGGCAACACTTTAAATGATTGGCTTAAATGGCTTGCTGAAAATGAATGTGAAGTCCCTTGGGCTGATCTTGACCTTACTTGTATTACAGATATTTTAGGTACTTGCGAGTGCGAGCAGACTAAAAAATATGTAATAGAAACAATGATTCTTGGTATATGTAAAGCATTAGAGATTCAAACAGAATGTTGTTCTGGAGTTACATCAGAAGTAACACTTGAGACAGATTGGACAGCAAGCAGAACCCCTTATGTTACACGTAAAGGAAACATTGTGACTTTATCAGGTAGAGTTACCTCAGGTAATTATAATGGTGTTATAGGCTATCTTCCTCAAGATGCTTGGCCTGATGCTACAATAGTTACTCCTGTCGCACATGAAATTGCTCCTTCTGCTTCTTATTTGATTTTTCTTCAAATAAGTACTGATGGCTCAATAAGACTTTATTTTAATGGAAGCACTCCTGCTGATGGTAGTTCCAGAGCAGTCTATTTGGATGGAATCACATACACAAAGAAAACATTAAATAACTAAATAATGGCCTGTAATAATTGCACCGATAATAAAAAACTAAATCCATGCGGAGATTGTCAGTATGAATTAAATACTGATTGTATTATCTATAATGATACTCCATTGGGTTTTGAAGACGACACTGTTAAAAATGGTTCTTCTCGAATCCTTACTGACATTCTTAAACAGATTCCTGATGAATCTTGCTGCACTAGACTAAGTAAAGAAGTAGATGGTAATTATACTGTAGTTATTGAAGATACTCAGAAAATTTTATTACTTAATGGTAACACTGATACTGAAGCAGATAACACCAATGTTGCATATACTATTGTTCTTCCTGAAGATGCCGCTTTTATCGGAAAGACTTTGATATTTAAGGACATTAGTCAATTGACAAGTGGTGATCCCGGAGGTAGAATAGTATGGAGTTTTGATACTAGTGTTCAGTATAAATGGAATGTAAGTACATCCAGTACTTCTTTTGATACTTTGATTAGTTGGGATTATTCTTTACATCGTACTTTGTATTTAACCTATGTTAAAATAGGCATTAATTATCAATGGATTGTAATTAATGAAGCCCATCCTGATACAATTAAAGAAATAGTTTCTGATAGCGACATGGTTAATTCTTTTGTCACTGGAGGAGCAGGAGATGTAAGATATTGTAAGCAAGGTAATTTAGTTACTTTAGAAGGATATCTTACTGATGGTATTTCTGGTAATACTGCTTTTACACTTCCTACAAGTTTCAGACCTCCTGTATCAGCCAATTTTCTTTGTCAGTATGATGATTTGGATTTTATAGCCTTAGTAAATATAACATCAGCAGGTTTAGTTCAAGTCAGTATTCCGGGTCAATCAGGAAATCCAATAACAGGTAATGTTTCTTTATGGGGCATTAACTTTTTAATAAACTAACAAATAACAAATAACAAACTAATAAACAATAAACTAAATAAATTAATACTATGGCTTGTTCTTCTTGTAAAAAAACTACATGCTCTTGCTCTGGTTCGTGTACAAACTGTACTTCACAAACTACATATTTAACTACTTGTTCAGGCTGTAGTGAAACAACAAATGCTGACTGTGTAATATATAACGGAGCAGTACTTCCTTTTGAACCCATCACTACTACGAGTGGCTCTTCCAGAACATTATCTGATTTGCTCGCATTGTTGAGTAGTGCTTCCACTGATAGAGAATCCAAATTAATTAAGTTTAATTCAGATGGTACTACAGATGATGGTACTGCTTATACTCTTGTGGCAGAAGATGCTTCTAAAATTCTTTTGATTACACAAGGTGGTTCTGGTGAAACAAGTACAGTTACAAACACAATCACGTTACCTAATACTGCTGATTTCATTAATAAAGAAATCATCTTTAAGAATATTTCAACTCAATATGATCCGTCAGGCACTCCAATAGTGATTCAGTTTAATCAGGCTGTTCAATATGAATGGAATCCTGCTGTGGCTTCTACTGTGCTTTACTCTGTACTTGAGTCCTCTCATTCTGTAGTGAGGCTGCGACTGATTAAAACAAGTGAATTGTCTTATCAATGGATTGTAATTGATTAGAATACGAATAATAAAAACTTGAATGTTTGGTTGATATGAACCTGCACCAAAAGAGGTGTGGGTTTTTTATTTGGCTAAATCTTTGATAATCAAATATAATCAGTACCTTTGACTCATCTTTCACAAACCAATATACGATGTCAACAGTTAAACAAGACACCATCGAATTAATTTACAAAGCATTTCAAGAAAATCCCACCCGTCTTTCCTACTCAACTGAGAAACTAAAAAAGCAATTTAATGCGTCACAAGAAGAAGTTCAAAAAGCAAGACTTTATTATAGATTGAACTCTTTAGATTTTATTGTAGCACAAGCAATGGAAAAAGGTGTGTATTATGAAGATTCAATTCCAGAAAATGAACTATTTGAGACTTTTACTGGAATAGAAGAAAATTGGAAAAAGCAACTTAAAGAATATTTTATAACAGGAATTTCTTCCGTACATATACCTCCTGTAAGTAATGAATGGGAAGTAAAACAAAAATGGGTTAAAAACAAAGAAACAGGTGAATCTTCTTTAATGGTTAGAAAACCTAATACCGAAAACTTTAAAGAAGATTTCAATAAGTTCTTACAGAACTACAAGCCTAAATCTAATTCATTCCTTCCTCAAGTTTACGACAATATTCTTTTTGTCTATACCAGTGATAAACATATTGGAACCAAGACTAAAGAAAATTCATTATTTGATAATGAATACAACGCAGAAGTATTTAATCAAAGAATGAAAAAGACTGCTGATGAAATTATCAGATTGAATTTCATTTATCCTTTTGAGCAAATTGTGATAATGGATTTAGGAGACACTGTGGATGGCTTTAATTCTTTAACTACAAGAGGTGGACATTCTCTTCCGCAGAATATGACAAACAGAGAGGTTTATCAAACTTTTCTGGATGTTCATTTGAACTTCATGGATTACTTAATAAGTAATGCAAGATGTAAAAACTTTGCTTACATAACAGCAGGAGAAAGTAATCACGGAGGAGATTTTGAATGGATTTGCAATAAGAGTCTTGAAACAGCACTTAATCTTAAGTTTCCGCAAGTTCAAACTTACATAGGAGATAAATTCGTAGAACATTTTGAATTTGGAGATTACTGTTTTATCATATGTCACGGAAAAGATATTGAAGACATGAAATATCCTCTTCCTAAAAATCTGGACCCAAAAACAGAACTTTGGATTAAAAGTTACATAGACCAACACAAAATTAAGTCTAACCACATCTCTTTTATTAAAGGAGATTTACATTTGGCTTCTACAGAATATTCAGACTTCTTTAGGTATAAAAATGTTCTCTCAATGTACGGTTCAAGTAAATGGGTACAAACAAATTTTATGAAAAACACTAAAGGAGTTTGTATGGACATACTTTCAAATGACTCAATAACTGAACATTATCTTTTCTTTTAAAGAACGATAAAAATCAAAAGTGAACATCTAACGGTGTTCACTTTTTTTATTTAATATAAAACTCAATTAATAACATAAAATTTGTTAAATTATGAGGAGTGGTGACTATGATTTGTATAAAGTACAATTGCACATTGTTGCATGGTACGACTACAAAGAAAAACACAACGATGCGAATCTTACTAATTTAGAGTACCGAAGAATTCTTAAGGACTTTTGTGATTTGGTGATGGAAGAGGTATTTACAAACATAGACGGATTTGAAATTCCTAATAAGTTTGGAACATTAATGATGATAGGACTTCCTCCAAAATCCAAACTAACAAAGTATGAAAAACAGATTTTAAAATTAGTAAGAACTGAAAATTATGTGTACTCTCTCAGATGGTTACGAAACAACTATAGATGTAAAGTAAAAAACATATACTATTTTACATTCTCTACTGGTAAGTTAATTCGTAAAAAAATATATGCTTGTATATTAAAAGATAGATTTTTTAATTGGTTAAGACTTGACCAGTATCATTTAATAAGTAGATTAGAAGATTTTGAAATAAATAAAGGTATATCGGAAGATAATTACAAAAGAAAGAAAGGTCAAGGTCTTTTAAAACAACAAATAAAAAACAATGGAACAAACAAGAAGGACAATCATATCGAGACTTAGAGAAGGAATCAAAGAAGTAAGTGCTGATAGCAACTATACTAATAGGTATTTGTGGCATGTGTTTTCTACAGCAAGTCACAAACTCTTTAAAGAAGATGCTGATAAAGGTAAAATTTATGCACAAAGCAATCCTTGGGAATCTATTTGTGTAGAGATGGAACCTGTATCTTCTCTTTTCTGTGATTGTATTTATCTTCCTTATAACTGTGAAGTGTTTAGGTCTAAGTTTAAACTTCCTAAAATCATAGAATCCAGTACGGGATTTATATACAGAATGATTGCCAGTCCAGATTTAAGTCAGCAATTTACTTTGGTAAGCCCTTATCTCTATTCTGTTAAATCTAAAATCAAGTACAATAAAGAAAAGTATGCTTTTTTCTATGATGATTATTTGTATACACCTAATCATAGATTTCCTTCTCTTGTTGTAGCAGGTCTTTTTCAAGGAGACACCAGTAAGTTTAATTGTAAACAAGACTGTGAACCTGATTCAGGTGTATGCGGGTCTGCTTTAAATGTCAGTGTGACACTTAACGACTATTTAATTGATGCTTGTATTAAAATAGCACTTACAGAAATCTTACCTGTTCTTCAGAAACAGCAAGATAATCTTGCAAATAATAACGAAACCCAAAAGGAAGCAACTCCTTAAGAACAATAAATTATGTCAGCAACAATAAACGGAGTTAACTATAATTATGAAAGTTCTGTATTAAGTACTGTCAGGCTTAATAAAGAAACAAATTTTATTGATGCTCAAGAGTTACTTGCAGAAGTAAAAAACTTCTTAGGAAAGTACATGCAAAGAGCCTTACTGGATGATTCTGTTTTTTATCCTAAGATAAGATCATGTCTTGCTAAGTGTGGAGCCAAGATTTATCCTATTGGCACTACAGTGGTTCCTGTAAAGGATTATAGGGCAGAACTTCCATCAGACTTTCATAAACTTGTAATTGCAGTAGGGTGCTTTGATTACACAACAACAAGTTTTAATGAAAATCCTAACTTACATGATGTACCAGAAAGTGAGATCACTAACTTTTTGATTACCAAACCTTCTTACACATGCTTAGATGAATGTGGAGAAAACTTTTATGTAATTCAAAAGTTTGAAACTTTCTCAGTGAGTTATAGAGACTATGTAGGTCTTAAAGTAAGTAAAAATTCTTGGCCTAAATGTTCTAAAAACTGTTTTAATAAATATCAGTTAGCGGATCAAGAAATAGAAATTACAGATCATATTACTACTAATTTTCCTACAGGTTGGATATTTCTTGAGTATCTCCAGAATTTAGAAAGTCAAGATCAAGACCTTATAATTCCTGACTATGCTCAGATTAGAGATTGGGTCAAGGCTGCTTGTATTACAGAAGGGCTTAAATTCCTTTATCTTAACGGAGAAGATGTGGAAAGAAAATGGCAACAATTCAAATTAGAAGAAACTACACTTGAAAATAACGCACGTTCTTTTATTAAACAAAACGATTTTAAAGAATTGTATGATGTGAGGAAAATGTTTGCTGGTAGATACAACAAGTTTCATCAAATGGTATATGGTGTAAATTACTGATTATTAAATAGTTATGAAAGAAGTCACTTTATTATCCGAACATTTGAAAAATTCAGAAATTCTGAAATCTATAAATAATTGCATTTATTTGATTCATAATCTTATAAACAATAAAGTTTATATTGGTCAAACTATAAACATGTGGGAAAGGATTCCAACACATATTTACGATTCAAAAAAAGTAAATAAGCCTCTTTCTAAATCCATAAGAAAACACGGACTTAATAATTTTAAAGTTTATGTGTTAGAAAAAGATTTAGATAAAAAAGAAATGGATATAGTTGAAACTGCTTTCATAAGTACATATAAATCTTATGACAGGGAATTTGGTTATAATGTATTAAAAGAAGCCAAAACACCAAAGGGAATTAAACATACCTTTGAGGCAATAAATAAAATAAAAGAAACCTGGAATAAATCGAATTATAGAGAAAATATTTCTAATAAAGTTAGAGAGCAATGGAAAAATGAAGAATGGAAGAAAGATATTTTAGAAAAGAGAAAAAAGTCTATGAGTACTTCAGAATATAAACAAAGAAGATCAGAAATATCAAGGAACACTTACAAAAGAGATTGTATAAGAAACGAAAGAAAAGTTTGTCAATTGGATATTAAAACATTGGATATAATAGAGACTTTTAATTCTATTAAAGAAGCAGAAATTAAGACAGGTATTAGTAGAGGTGATATAAGTAATTGTTGTAGGGGAAAAAGAAGAAATGTTGGTGGTTATAAATGGAGATATGAAAATGAGAACCTTAAATTGAAAGAAGATGGGAGAAAAGGAAGAACTGTTTTACAAATCAACAAAGAAACTAATGACATAATAGATAGGTTTGATTTTATTATTTGGGCAGCAAGGAAAAATAATATTTCTGTTTCTGCTGTATATAGATGTTGCAATAATCAAAAAAGAACAGTAGGTGGTTTAGGAAAAGTAGGATTTAAATTTGAAGAATAAATGGCAATAGATAACAACAATATCGCACCTCTTTCTGCAAAGATGATGAACTTGGATGTTCATCCTTCTCTGCTGTCAAGTCATGATATTTTTTTACTTATAAACGGTGATGTTTCCGGCAATGAATCTAACAATAACAGTTGGTTTGTACAAAACCAACTAAGTAACTCCTTGTGTTTTGAATTTCCTGAGAACTATGTTCTTAATGGTCCAGGTATTCAAATGAACCAGTTTGATTACGCTCTTTTCTTTGTAATCAATGATACTGAAGGAAATTACGTAAGTAGTGAAATAGGAATCTGGAACTCTAAAAATTGTACTTACGAGACTTATGTAAATGAGGTTTGTCTTAACTTTAATTTAAATTACCCTGTAAGAGGTGTTTACAAACACCTAAACAATACTAATGAAAGAACCATTTATTTTATAGACGGGTACAACCCCAATAGATATTTAACATTTAAAGAAGATGGTACTTACCCCGTTACTTACACAGGCTCTAAATGTGATACATGTGATTATGAAGAAACAGCAGATTTAGATTGTGACCAACTTAGGATAAATAAATTGTTCACACCTCCTTGTTTATCTTTATTGGATAACAGAGAAGGTCAATTACCTACTGGAGTTTATCAAGTAGGAGTTGCTTATTCTGAAGATAACTTAGTTCTAACAGATTATTATTTTAGTCAGGCAATCAGAGTTTTTTCTGAAAATTCCAACATAGGTTTTAATGTAAACATAGATTGTATTGATACCCCATTTGACCAGTTTTCTTTGGTACTTGTAAGCAGAACTAAAGAAAACTCGCTTGTTGTTTATAATTTAGGTTTTTATTCAGTTGCCAATGGTAAAGCAGTAATCACTAATTTAGATAATGCTACCATATTAGATACTGCTTCTGCTCTAACTAAGAAGCCTATTTATGATTATTCTCAACACATAGCAACTAATGGTGAAACATTACTTTTAGGTAAACATCAAAAAGTAGAACCTTTAAATTACCAACCTCAAGCAAATAACATTGTTGTCAAATGGCAAGAGATTAAAGTGCCTAAGGACAAAGCCTATTTATATCCTTCTTTTATGCGAGATGAGGTTTATGCAATCAGCATAGAGCCTTTTGATAAACTTAGTAAAGGTAGGGGAGTATTTAATATTCCTGGAAGAGCACCCTTAGAAAATGACTTGCTTGAGATTCCAGAAGATAATGACATTTATGAAGATGGTACTTGTGACCCTACTCCAATATATACATGGCAAGTTAAAAACACAGCCACAGTTATCTTTGAAAATGATGTTCAATGTGCAGACTGTTCAGGAGAAACAATAAGTAAAGAAGGTTTGATGGGTTATTGGGAATCTGAAAATCTTACCTATCCTAATGATGAATCTACATGGGGTGATTTAGCATGTCAACCTATAAGGCACCACAAAATGCCTTCTCATGATCTGACCCACATTCACGATAATTATAATGTTGTCACAACAAATGTGTTAGGTGTAGAAGTACCTACAAGAATAGAAGACCCTGAATGTGTAAATATCCTTACAATAAAATTAGAAAATATAGAACACCCTATCACTGATGGGGTTTACGATCAAAACATAGGTGGATATAGAATTTTAGTTTCAGATAGAAACGGACATAAAAGTATTTTACATAAAGGTCTTCTCTTTAATTTGAGAAGAGAAATCCTTGATCCTACAATAGGAACAGAAGAAATTCTATTTCCTAACTATCCTTTTAATGATTTGCACGAAGATGTGTTTTTAACAGAAACACAAAGTGCAAGTGATCCGGCAGGTAGTACAGTAGAAACTTCTCTTCCTTCTTATTATTCTATTCAGCAATTTACGTATCACTCTCCTGACATTCATTATAAAGAAACAGAGCAAGAGATAGGTACTGAAATGAAAATTTACGGAGAGTCTATTGCTCATATTAAAGGAGGATACCATAATGTTTACAGGCATCCTCAAGGTGTATTTGGTGTACCGTTAGAAGATACTAACTTTAGATTTAATTATGCTACTCAAGCAGACAGTATTGCTCACTATACTAAATTTGATGCTTTCACTGATTTATATAAATCAAGGTTTAGAATTACAGACTCACAATATCTATTACCTGTAAAACAAATAACAGGAGATGGATGGAGACTTAATAACTTTTACAGAGAATCATCTTATTATATTCGTACAGGCAGAAATGTTCCTGTACCCACTAATATTGATACAAGTAGAGTTTTGGCAAGTGAAGTAGGTTATTCTGGTTTAGAAGAATTACCTACATACAACTCTTTTGATTCAGTAACAAGAGATGCAGGAGATATGGACATACAGGCTGTGTCTCAATATGTTGGGATAAAAATAAAACAACCAGATCAATACGGGTCATTAGAACAGATTAAGTACAGACCTGTAACTTGCATTATACAAGCAGAAGACCCTTCTGGATGTCCTACTTGTGATCCTTCTGGTAATTCTAATTATCCTGATATAGCACCTTTGTTTTATTCTACAGACAAAGTGTTCGGAGGAGATGTTTTTATCACAAAACATTCTTTGATTAGAAAAATGCCACTCTTTACAGAGTGGTTGTATGATGTTCCTGAAACAACTGAAATAAATTATCGAAACTATAGAAATGTATGGTTTCCTAAATTTTGGTACGATAACTTATCTGGTGTAAATGACGAAGTGAATTTAGATGGTTCTGTGGATTTGGCACCTTCTTCTTCTTATCTTTTAGCAGGAAAGTTTTATATTTTTGTTACAGGTATTGTCGACTACTATTGTGAAAGTGAATTTATAGGAAACTTCAGAGAAAGAGACTTTACTCCCAATGGTTCTTTCTATCCTAAAGCAACCATAGAAGATTTGACACGAAGTGATAAAATTCCTTTAGATAATAAGTATTTGTATAATTTTATTCTGCTCAATAACGAACTGGAAAGGTTGTATCAAAATCTTAATCCTACAAGTAGTGATGCTGAGTTTACAGTAATTTATTCTCAAAAAGATGATTTTCAAACACAAGGTGATCCTTGGTTGCAATTCCTTCCTTTAAATTATACTATTCTTCCAAGAATATATGGTTCATTTACAGGAATACACTACACTGATAATTATTCTATTTTCCTTATTTTTGAAAACGAAATACTATATTCTCAAGTTTATTTTACTCAAACTACTGACCAAGGAAACAAAATACTTTTAAATCAAGGAGATATATTTTCTAACAGATTAACCAAGTTAAGCAATGAGCAAACTGGTTATACAGGAAGTGTTGATCCTTTGTCTTTTGTTAACACAAGATTTGGAACTTTTTTTATAGACAGATACAGAAAGAAAATATTTAGATGGACAGGTAAATTGGATGATGTCACTAATAATATGTCAAGTTGGTTAAACAATTATTTGAGTGATACTTTACCAACCTATAAAAATTCTATAATTACTATATTTGATAATTTCACAGAAAATCTTTATATTGCAGATAGAACTCAAACAAGAAAAGAAGATAGATGGGGTTTAACTTATAAACCTAAACTTGAAGGAGTAGTGAGTTTCTTTACTTGGACTCCTGAATGGATGTTTATATTACCTAATAACTTTGCGTCTAGTGATCCTTCTGGTATTTGGACACATAACGACAAGTTTAGTTATCAGCAGTATTACGGAGAACAGCATGATTTTGAAGTAGGAATACTTGTAAACAATCAATTTAAAAATGCTGAATTACAAAGTGTAGAGTTATTTTCTGAATGGATTAAATATTCTAATTATGGAGAACCTATTTATGTTAGAACAGAATTCTTTGATGAATTACTTGCATATAATAACACAGGTTCGACAGGTACAATGACGGTACAGTTACGAAATAAAAAGAATCCTGCTACTGTTCAGAATGATAAAAACACACCTACAATTATAGAAGTAACTCAAGTTAATGATTCTGTATACAGATTTAATAAACTTCAAGACTTCAGAACGCCGGGTACTAATGAGACTTTACCAATGATTCAGTGGGAAAACAATGGTATTAATTATTCAGCAGTAGGTACAGATACAAATTTAAATCCTAGACAAAGAAGTGATTTAAAAGGTAAATGGATAAAACTTCATTTAAAAAGCAACACTAACAGTGAGCACAAAATACTCGTACAATTAATAGTTCCTAATACAGATGAAACAAAAATATAAACTAAGTAAAAGAGCAGAGGCATATTTAAAGGCTCAATCAGGACTTCAAGTACCTTATGAATCTCCTTATCAAGATGATACTACTCCTTTTGACTTAGGGCAAATTGATCCTAGTTTACAAGCAGCACAACAGAATCAAGTTGTAAAATCTAACTTTGGTAATTCTCCTGACTTGGTATCAAAACCTAATCCTGCTGCTGCCTTGTCTAATTTACCTCTTAGTATAGGAGCAGGTATAAAAACTGCAACTGGATTAGTGTCTTTGTTTCAATCTTTTGGTGAAAAGAAAAAGGCCAGAAGAATGAAAAATAATGCAGAGAAAGACCTACAAAGAAGAATGAAGGAAAGTAGAGAAAATGATTTTTACTACACAGGTCACTCAAGTGGCATGTATTCAGACTTTAATAAAAAGGGTGGTGCGGTTTATCAGGATGGTGGATTTATGGATTACTATAATAGTATGGAATCCCAAAATAAAAACACTCAAAATCAATGGGAATCATATTATCAAAACTATGTTGATTTACAAAAACAAAAAGCAAATCAACTTCAACAGGAAGGTATAGGAAATATTATTGGTGGTGTAACAGATCAAATAGGATTAGCAACAAAAGTATTAACAGGTGGAATAGGTAAGAAAGGAGGAATGATTAAACAGTCTGGTGGGTTACTAAATGATTCTTTAGTTCAAAGAAGCACTACTCAAACAGCATTAACTGATTTGACTCCTGCCCATTTGAATCTTTTGCATCCTGATACAGTAACTAATGACAGCATAGACAGAGAAAGAGAATCTTTTGTATGGAACTACAAACAAAATAATCAGCCAATGTTTGATCTTATTGTTGGTAGAGACCCTGAAAAAATAAGACATAAAAGATACTCTGCTTTTGATAAGAGCAGAAGAATGAAACAAGAAGGAGGAGAAATAAATGAAGCAGATGCAGTCATCAATGAAGATTTATATTCTGCTGATTTTCAAAGCCCTATTGCTAATCAGAAACAAGATGCACAATCTTATTTTCAAGAAACAATGAATAAGTATCAGGCTCTTGATCCTCAAGGTTCTTTAGAAAACAAAGCGATGAGTTGGATATTTGAAGAAGAGCAAGAACCAAAAAGATATGATGTGCAACAAGTTTTTCAAAATCAAGACAAGCCGATACTTAAAGTAGTAGAGGATTTTAAAATGATGGGCCTTAATCCAAGCAGTATAGATTCAGGTAAGCATAATGTGGGTTCCAGACACTATGAAGGAAAAGCAGTAGATTTGGGGCTTAATACTACTTTTGGAGGTGACATAAACAAAATGAAACAGTTTAAACAATGGTTTGAGACAGAAGGAAAAAATAAATATCCGGGTTTAAAACTTATTGATGAAACAACAAAACCTTCTGGTCAAAAAGAATGGTCTGGAGCACATTATCATTTAGAGTATTAAGTATTAAATGTTAAGTACTAAATCTATAAACAATGACAAATACAGAATTACTTAAAAAAGCCATGAGTAATAAAACAACATCAGCAAAGTCTAATTTTTTATCCGATAGAATTATTACTCTTTTAAACTACAGGATAAATCAAGAAGAAAAAAGTTCGAGAATATATAAAGCAATGTCTCTCTGGTTAGATGACAAGGCTTATTTTAATGCTAGTAAACTTTGGGATAAATATTCAGGTGAAGAACTTAAACATGCTGAATGGGCAAGAGAACACTTGCTGTCTTTTAATATAAGACCTGAAACACAACCTATCGAAGAAGTCCCTAATGATTTTACAGGTTTAGATGATATTATCCGTAAAACTTTAGAACATGAAATCTTAATTACACAGCAATGTAAAGACCTTGCTAAAACATCTCAAGATGAAGGTGACACTCTGACATACACTCTTGCGCACAAGTATTGTGCAGAACAAGTTGAAGAACTTAAAAATTCTTGGGACAAAATGAATCTTTTAGAAATTTATGGAACAGAAAAATTAAATTTGGTATTACTTGACCAAGCACTATCAAAATATTTATAAGATATGTATATCTATAAAATAAAAAGTCTGATAAACAGCAAAGTTTATATAGGGGTAACAAAAAATTTTAATGTGAGGCGTACTGGACATTTTACAAGATTAAAAAACAACAAACATTATAATGTGTTGTTACAGAATCATTATAATAAATATGGAAAAAATGAAAAACCAAGTACAATTTTTAGTTTTGAATTAATTGAAACGTGCGAAACAGTTGAACATGCTTTTACACAAGAAAAGTATTGGATACAATATTATAATTCTCACGATAGAACAAAAGGATTTAATTTGACAGAAGGTGGAGAAATGAATTGTTGGAAGCCTGAGCATATTAAAAAAAGAAAAGAAACAGTAAGAAATCAACAAAAACCTATTTATATTTATAATATATGTGGAAAGTTTGTTGGTAAATATAGAAGTATTATTGATATTTCAGAACAAATGAATCTAAATAAAAACGCTGTTTCAAACGCTTTAAATAGAGGTATTAGATATAAAAATTATCTCTTCTATCGAGAAAAGAAAATATTTGACAAATACACACCTCAACAATCTGGAATAATAGTGTATATTAACGTATATAAGAACAATATACTAATAGATACCATAAAAGGTTTGAAAGAATGTGCTGATAAGTATAATATAAAATATAATACTTTAAATACTTATTGTAGAAGAGGTACTGTATTTAATGGATTAAGATTTGAAAAGAGTTATCTTTAATAAAATTTAATATGGATAAAATATCAAAAATGGGTTTTAAAGATTCTTCTCCTTATAAGAATCGAAAGAAACTTAAAATTAAGTCAGATTCAATAACTATGAAAGGGGTGTCCCAACCTTTGATTGGTGTTTCTGATAAAGGAGAATCTAAGATTATGCTTCCCGATCAAGACTACAATTTTAACAACGCAGATTATGTTATGGAATATCCATTAAATAAATTAAAAAAAGGAGGATACTTACCTCTTCTTCAGAATTATTTACCTACTATTCCAGAAGATCAGCAAGATAAACTTCTTGATACTCTTGATGCTTTACCTGAACAGGAGAAGTATGACTATATAGAAACTATGATGAATGGAGGCTGCTATAAGTGCGGTGGTAAAATGCAGTCAGGAGGACAAACTCCTACTTATCCTGAATTAGGTAGAGGTAATGTAGAAGTAGAAGATCAGGAAACAGCCAAACTCCCTGATGGAAAATTAGTAAAGTTTGAAGGAGATACTCACGAACAAGGTGGTATTCAAACAGAACTTCCGGGAGGTACTGTAATTTTCAGTGACCATATCAAAGCACCTAAAGAAATAACAGAACTTGTGTTAGGTAAGAAAACTAATAAGAAATACTCTTATGCTGATTTAAGCAAAAAGTTCCCAACTCAAAAGAGTATGAATATTCTTAAGAATCCAGATTCCGATGAATATCAAATCAATACTGCTGAAATTACTTTAAACAAGAATCAAGCAATGTTAGATACGATATTCAGTGCTCAAGAAATGGAAAAGCAAATGAAAGGAAATAACAAAAAGTTTCAAGCAGGAGGTTTTATAAACCCTAGAGCATATAGACCTAATTCTCCATACAATCCTGAATTTAAAAAATCACCAGAAATAGATTGGTCTTTTCTAACTGGTGTAAATACAAGTCCCAATATATCTGGACAAGGAGAGGATTACTATAATGACTATCCTGCTGTTCATACAGAACCTTCACCTACTGTAACTACAGGTGTTGTGTTACCTAGACCTCTGACTCTTGCAGATACAAGTGTACCTCAGTTTGAAGTACCTACTGATCTTCAATTGGTTATGCCCGAAAGAAATAAAAAGACTGCTGTTTTACCCAACACAAAAAGAGGAATAAAGCCTAAACCTAAAAGTGTTTCTCCAATACAAGTTCCAGAAGATGATTTTAAAGGAACTACTCTTTTACCTTTTGATCCTCTTCCTCAAAGAAATCCTAGTTTGCAATCTATTGGTTCTGGTAATTCAAGTAATTCAGGTAGTTCTGAAAGAGATAACACAAATTTAAATCCTTTTGAATCTCAAGACACAGAAGATTATCCAGGATTTGTAAAAAGCAGAGGTAAAAGTAAGTTTGGAATTAACCCTAAACTTGCTGGTACAATAATGGATATAGGTCTTGCTATGTCAGACAATCTAAATGTAGAATCTCCTATTCTGTTTAACAACAAGACCTATCCTATTTTTAACAGGTTTGTGAAGTTTGACAGTAAAGAACCCGGAAGAAATCTTGCTTTGTCTGTACAACAAATTCAAAACTCTAATATGCCTGAACAAGTTAAACAGGCACAAATTGCTCAGTTAACTGCTCAAGCAAATGAACAACAAAGTCAAGTAGATTTTGGTAATCAGCAGAGATACGAACAGAAACAAGAAAGAGATACCAACAAACTTCAGCAGTACATGGATAGAAACACAATGGTTGGTAATCAAGACCTTGAAAACTATCTTCAAAGAAAAGGTAGAGTAGAGTCTTTAAAGAACGAATTTAAAGCAAGAAGAAAATCTAACATTGTAAATTCTATCAGAGGATATGCTGATTATGCAGATACTCTAAACTTACAAAATCAAATCTACGCAGATAATTATAAAGTAAATCCTATTACAGGTCGTGTTGATTTTACAGGTGCTACACAAGACCCTCTTAAACAACAAGAACTATTAATGGCACAATACCAAAGTAATGCTCAAAATCAAATATCTTTGCCCAATGGAGCAACCATGACTGTTTTAGGAAATGGAAATGCTGTAGTAGTTGACGCAGATGGTAAAGTTCAGATAGTAAAAACGAATCAATAATATAAAATGGCAGAATTTTACGTTTCACCTTACGTAGATAATCTTGCGTTACCTAATTATAAAACGCAGAATTACGATACTACTTTAGAAATACAACTGCTTCAAAAAAAGCAAAGTGATTATAATACTGTATTGCAAAGAATGTCAAACTTGCAATCTACAGCATTAAATATATCTATGTTGAATCTGAAGGGTAAAGAAAAGTTAGATCAGTACAATAATGAAATAAATGAAATGTTAAGCCAAGACCTTGGTGATTTAACTGATCCTCAAATACAGTCTCAAATAGCAAACACATTTACTAAGATTTCTAATGACTCAGATTTAAAACAAAGGAGTAAACTTTCTAAACATTATCAGACCCAATTAGATAACATAGAGAGAATGAGGTCTTCAAAAGACCCTACTAAAAGTGGATACAATTCTGTTAACGAAACAGTGTTTAGAAAATGGGAAGGTGGTCTTGAAGATTTTATGGTAGCCAATGACATAACAGGTTTTAATACCAAGGCTCAATCTTACACTCCTTATAAGGACATAGATCAGAAGTTAGTTAATCTTACAAAGTTGCTTCATGCAGAAGAAAGTACAACATTAAGTCCTGCTTCTACAGGCTATACCTTGCTTGAGTCTGAACAAGGGGTAGATAAAAATCGTATTAGAACTTTATTGCAAAGTTCTTTAGATCAAGATGAGTTGAGTCAAATGGAAATTCTAAGTAAATACAGAATTCTTCAACAAGGACAAGACACAGGACTTTTGTATGATTCTTATGACAACTGGATTAAAACAGAAAATCAATATACTAAAAATCAACTTGAGAAAGCAAAGGCTTATATAGAACAATTTAATCCTAAAAACATTGATCCTAAATTAAGCAAAGAAGAAAGGGCTGCTAAAGAAGCACAATACGTTGCATTACAACAACAGTATTCTGAACAAGAGCAAGAATTAAACAGGAAGATTGCTCAACAAACAGTTAACACTTTGAGTAAAGAAGAATGGCTTAAGAAAAGCCCTAGTGAAATACTTCCTTATGTAAATCAAATGACTGTTGAAAGTTATGTAAATGGTATTTCTGAATCGTCGAAGTGGAAAAACGAAGTTAAAAAAGTAGGTACTGATGAGGCATATTTTTCAAATCGTAGGTTGAATGTCATGGAAGAAAGATTGAATTGGGACAAACAAATGGATAATGCTAAACTTAATCTTGAGTACGAAAAGTTAAAAACACAAAGTATTAAGGATGCTAAAGATGCTAAAGAAAAAGACCCATCTTATGCTACACCTATAGATATATTTAAAAGTCCCGAGACTATTATTTCTTCTTGGGACAATTTTACGTCTTTAGCAAAGGAATTTAAAAACAAAACCGCACCTATCATAAGTAGTAAAGATCAAAATGGAAACGCACTAATAGACCCTAAGAATCTTACTAACGATCAGTGGTTAAATGAAAACCAAAGCAACTATGAGGTACAGTTGTGGAATGCTTATAAAGCCAAACATTATGACACAGCCTTTACTGACACAGATAGGAGAAAACCCAACATAAACGGATTTATAGCATTTAAAACACAAGTTGAAAATGGAGATCATAAAAATGATCCTGCTATTCAAACAGTGTATTCTGCTTTGAAACATGACCAGCAAATTGCAGACTGGTTAACAGAAACAAGTAATGAAGTTGCAGGAGTAGTTAACAATCAAACTAAGGTGCAGGATGTTACAAATGGCGTTCATTCATTAGGTGATTATGCAAGACAACATGGTTGGAATGGACAAGGAGAAATGGTATTTGGTATCAGAGATGGACAGGGCTATAAGAGTATGACTTGGAGTGAAGTTAAAAAAGAATACAACAAAGTCATCAATAGTGGAACAGGTACAACTCAAGGAGGTGGTCCATTAGCATCAACTATAGGACAACCTAATTATGCTTCATCCATTTTACAAAATGATCCTGATTTTTTCCAATTGGTAGGCAAGGCTGTAGCACAAGAAACACAGAGTACCAAAATGATTCAAGATATTTACGCTAGTAAAATGCCTCAGATATTCCAAGGTAAACAAATGGTTGCTCTTGATGATAAAACTCGTACTCAATCAATAGGTTATATAAACAGTGCTATAAAATTAAGTTCTGGTAGTGCTCCTGTAAGTATAGACCCTACTCAAGTAACTAATGTGAGTGTTCCTTTTGGAGTTGGAGAGTATGGAGGTTTTTCTATTTCTGAAAAAGAAGCAGAAAGACTTAAGAACAATGGTGCTAAAATAGTAACTGTAGGTGGAGTAGAAGAAGAACCTAAACCTAATGTTTGGTACAAAGTTCCTATGCGGCCTGTTGCTCAATACGATATTCTTTATAACGAATTGTTTGAGAAAAAAGGTGTAATTGAAGAAAACATAAGTGGCCATAAAGTAAGACTCACAAGTATTCCAAATAATTCAAATTATCTTTATCTTTATATTGATGGTAGTACTCCTCGTAGCGTACCAAAAAGAGATATCAATTTAATTCTAGGTGAGGTGAAACAAGGAATCCAGATGTTAAGTCAAGCCACTCAACCACCAAGCAAATAATTATGCCTGATATATTTGATTTTATAACAACCAGAAATGAAGTTCAGGAACCTTTAAAAGACATTGGCAACTTGCCAGATTTAAAGGCTGTTCCTCAAGTAAGTTTAATTCCTACTGTACCTGCAAATTACAGAATAAGTTCTGATGCTAATCAATCTAAAAATAATCCTGAATCTCTTATAGATAATTTAGCACAAAGAATTAGTGCTCTTCCAGATAGCAGACCTGCATATGAATATACTGCTGGACAAGAAAGAAGATATTCTAATCCTAATCTTCAGTACACTCCTTCTAATACGTTGGGTACTGACACAGAAGATATTTATGGTAGAAAGCAAGGAGGAGGAGAACAACTTTGGAATTCTGTAGTTAAGTTTGGTGCTAACACTGTTGGTACTTTTGCTTCTTCTTTTCTTACAGTACCGAGACAATTAGATGCTGTAAGATCAGGAGAGTTCAACAAGTTTTTTAAAGATGATGGTGTATTTGAAGGAGTACAGAATTGGCTTACAGGACTTGAAGATAAATTTCCTAACTATTATACACAGTGGGAAAGAGATCATCCTTATAAATCTGCTATTCCTTTTTCTGGTGGTGCAATGAACTTTTGGGGTGACAAGTTTTTAAAAAACGCAGGTTTTACTGTAGGTGGTCTTGCTGCTGGTTTAGTTGCTGATGCTGCTATAGAATTAGCAACAGGAGGTACTGCTACACCTGCTACATTTATTTCAGTAGCCAATCATTTAAATCAGGCTAAGAACAGAATGTTTCAGGCCATGAGAGGTTTGAACAAGGCTGCTATGGCAGGTAAAATAGATGATGTAATAGGAGCAGCAAAAGTAGGAGGTCTTTACACAGGAATACAAGCAAGTCAAGTGCCTCTTAAGACAGGACTAAGGTTTGCTGCTACATCTTATTTTGGAGCACAAGGAGAGAGTTTTATTGAAGGATACCATACTTACCTTGATACAAAAAAACAACTCCTTGAAGAAGCAATAAACAGGGGTGAGACAGATTCTAATACTCTTGAAGAAATAGAACAGAGAGCACAGGATGCAGGTAAGTTAACAACTGCATTTAATCTTCCTGTGTTGATGGCTTCTAATTTACTTCAGTTTCCAAATCTTTTATATGGAAAGGGAGCCTTTGCTAAAAGCAATCCTTTTATTAAGACTGTTCTAGGTAAAGAAGGTCTTGAAGCAGTTAATAATTATTCTTTTAAAAAAGACTTGAGGAGATGGGCTTTAGAGTCTTTTAAAGATTCTTCTGCTGAAGGTTTAGAAGAAGCAAGCCAATACTTTATCAGTAATTCTTTACATGATTATTATGTAGATAGACTCAACGCTAATACTAAAGGAGAACTTTTAGACTTTGTTTACAATAACGCACCTAAAGTTTTAAGTGATCCTCATCTTTACGAAGAGGCTTTCTTAGGAGCCTTGTCAGGGTTTATGATGGGAGCACCGGCTACTATTCCTAATTTGATTAAAGGTAAAAGTAGATATGATTCTCTGACTCAAAATCTTAATAATGTCTACGGAAGATTTAATCAGACTACTAAAGATTTTACTAATAATATAGAACTCAATGGGTTAACTAAACCAGAAGATGTTCAAATAGCAGCACACAAGGCTTTATATTCTACAGTACATGATTCTTTAAAGTTTGGTACTTACGAATCTTTTATAGACTCACTTGAAGATTTAAAAACTATAGACTTAGATTCTTATAATCAAAGTTTTCAAACAGAGTTTAAAGATGATTCTGAAAAACTTGCTCACATCCAATCTCTTATTGGTGAGGCTGTAAGTGTAAAAAATGACATTGAAAAGGTAAACCAATTTTATCCTACGAATCCTTATACTAGTTCGTACTTAGGTAGAAAAGTAAGAGATGCTTTCTCTGATAAGAGTGAAGCGGAACTTAACAACATTCAAGAGAATTTATTTCAAGAGTTTAAAGAAGTAGTGGGTTATAACCAATCTCTTCAAAGAATTACCAAAGGAAAGATACTTGCTACTGAATCTAAACTTAAAAACCTTGGTATAAAGAACGAGTCTATTGAGTACCTTGCAAATCTAAGTAAAAGTCCAAAGGGACTCTTTCAATACTCAAGATGGAAGAAAACTCAAATAGATGACCTACGAAAGAATAAAGCATACTATGAGAAACTGGTAAAAGAAGGTACAGATGAATCTCTTAAACCTACAGAAGAGTTAGAGAACGTGACTAAGAGGTTACAAGAAGTAGAATCTTTCTACAAAAGAATAGACAAACTCTACCAAAAGTTTGTAAAAGACCCTAAAAATGAAGAGTTACAAGATACAATTAGAGCAGAGGTAATCTTTGAAGAAACTGACGAAACACAAAGAGAAAGGTTTAAAGAGGAAAAGATCAAACAGGTTAAAGAATTTGAAGAGCAAAATCAGACTAAGGCTAAGTTAGAAGAAGAAGAAATTGATTTGAACAAACCTGATTCTAAAACAGCAGAACAGATTCTTGATCTTAACGAAGAAGCAGATCATAACAAGCCTCCTCAGATAGTTTCAGAAGAGTCTGTGCCTGAACCTACTATAAGAAAGAACTCTTGGATGAACAAGTACACAGAAGGTGAGACTCTTGTTCATAACAAACAGTCTTTTATTATCCAAGCAAAAACAGAAGACGGACTTATAGTTAAAGACTTAAGTGGAGCAGAATACTTAGTAACTAAAGAAAAAGATAAACTTAAGTTTACTTCAAGTATAGGAGAGATGGGAGTAAGTGAAACTCCTACACCAGTAGAACCAGCAGAAGAAATACCTTTTCCTGAAGAACCTCTTACAGATAGTTCTAAAGAACCAATTGAAATAATAGAACCTTTAGAACAACCTTCTATAGAACAAATAACTGAACCAAAAGCACAAGAACTAACATTAGGAACAGAAGAATTTACTTGGGAACAAATATTTAATCAAAGTAATTCTGTTTGGGTTCCTGTAAGTTCTGGATTAAATTCTAATTTTGTATACTCTAAAGAAGGAGACCTGGTAAAGAAAAGAACTTTTGAAAACGGTAATGTAGGAGATAGAAAATATACTTTTACACAAGAGAACAAACAACCTAATTATATTAAAGGTAACTTTGTGCAACTTATTCGTGGAGATGAAGTAATCATTTCTAAAACTCAAGAAGAAGTAATACAAACAGAAACAAATAAACAAATTAAATCTTTCTTAGGTAAGAACTACTCAGAAAGTTATGCTAAGGTTTTAGAAACCAATATAGCATTAGGAAAGATCAAACTAATATGTTAAATGATAGAAAAAGAAAATTTTATACCAGAGTTTACAGAAATTCTAACAAGTGAGGGTTGGCTTGAAATTAGTAAATGTAATTTCAAACAACCTATTTTACTTATTAGAAATGGTAAGTTGGTTTATTTAAAACCTAAATTGTTTTCTTCTTACTTATATAAGGGAGATTTGGTTCAAATAGAAACAGAAAGTTGTTCTATTTTTTTAAAACCTTCTACAATTATTTGGGTAAATGATAAACCTAAAAAAGCAAATCTTGTGAGAAAAGGAGATTACCTTGATAAATATTTTTTACACCAAGAAGTAGTTAAAACTCATACAGGTCTTTGGGAAGGTAAAGTTTATTCTATGCAATTTGAAACTGATCTTCTTTGTTTACTTCCTATTAAGTTTGAACAAGACTACTCTTTAATAGCCATTTAATTAAATTATGAAGTGTAAACTTAAAATATACGACCCTACTCTTTCTTATTATTTAGGAAAAGATTCTTTTGAGTCCTACAAAGACTTTAAAAATACTTTTGAAAACAAGTTAGTAGAAGGGACATTTCCTTTGGGTAATAAAATCGTATCCGTAAACAAAACTGAAACAGGATATGAAATTGAAGGTCAGACTTTTGACGGGATTAATTCTTTGATTCAGTTGAATCTTTCAGGTTTAATAGATACTAATCAACCAGAGTTCCAGTTTACAAGACTATTAGAAACTTATAATTTGTACTTAGATAAGTACAAACAAGACTACATAGACAACAAAACAAAAGTGCAGGATGAGTATTTTCTTAAAAGTTTAATGGGCTTTTACGAAGGCTTTCCTGTCTCTGATGAGTTTAGGGAAACAGGTGTTTATCAAGGATACTTAAGTAAAACTCAAGAAATCGAAGACCTCTTAGAAGGAATTGAAGATTCACTTAAAGTATCAGATCAACTTCCTACTAATGAATCAGAACTTTGGAACCCAAGAGAAGAACCTTTTTATGTTTATACTCTTACTAAACTTTATAAAACTTCTGACAAACCAGTTTTGGAATCAGAAGATACCTTAAGTATTCTTAGGGCTAAAGTTATAGATGAAGTTTCTAAATTAGAAGGAAGAGAATTCTTTGTAAGACTTGAACTTGACTCTGCTTTGAATATGCAAACTGCCGAACCTGATCCTACTTGGAAGTGGGGTGTGGTTGCTGTTCTTTACGAGAGAGTAGGAAACGAGTACAAAAGAGTTTATGTTCAAAACGATAAAGGAGAAATAACTACTGATGTAAAAAAGGCAGGTTCATTTGGTGCTAATCAATCTAAAAACTTGACTTTTACTGTTCCTAAATTTACAGGCAAAGAGGCTTACTCCAAGATTAATTTGGATGCAAGAATGGCTCTTAAAGAAGCAAGAGATAATGCTGAAAAAGAACCTTCTCCTTATTATCCTCTACAAGGATTTAATCAAGAATATCCTAAAAGCAAGACTGGAATTACAGTAGATGAGTTTGCACAAGACACTCCTGTAAGACTTAGAATAGCAGATGAAAAGAACAAAATATTCTATGCAGGTAATTTATTTGTAGAGTTTGCTGATGGTGAAAAGGCTCCTTTAAACAGAATGCCTTTGAATGAACAGTGGCAAAAACTTGTTCTTAACCTAATTAACTTTGAACATGAACCTGCTAATGTAGAAAAGGTAGTTAACTTCTTAAACACTCTCTTAAACTATCAGGGTGGGGATGTGAGGTTTATTAACCGCAATGGTAAAATTGTAGTTTATAGATACGCTAAAAAGATAGAAGGTAAATGGGTAAGAGTAAGTGAAGAAGTTCCTAAAAATGAAATAGCAGACCTTTTAGAATATGCTCGAATAGGAGTTAGAAAAAACTTACTTGAACAAGATGATATCACAGAGATTCCTTATATTCAAGATGATACTCTGAAGTTTAAAAACTTTGATAAAAACGATTGGATTAAGTTTTACAAACAGCATCATACTACAATAGCCCGTCAAGTTCAAGTAGGAAGTAAAAAGTGGTTTGGTCCTATTAAGTCCTTACTCTTTAATATAGAGTCTCCTGTTAGCCAACTTATCAACGAACAACAAATTCAGATTCAAAATCCAAGACTCGGTGATATTGAAATAGAACCAGATCAAGAGATTAATGTCTTGACTATCTTGGATAACATAGAGTCTTTGGTAAACCAGACTTCTGGTAGTACAAGAGATATTTTACAAATCCTTGGAATATTAAGTCAAGAAGCAAGACAATCTTTTGAAGGAAAGAAAATAGTATTCAAGACAGGTATGCCTGCAACCTTCAAAGGTTCTTATGGTGATAATTTGGTTACTATTAACTATGATTTGACTCCTGATATAAACCACGTAGGAGATGTTCTTGCTCATGAATTAGTACATGTAGCAACTGCACAGTGGCTTCAAAATAATCCTTTAGACCCACTTACTCAAAGGCTTGAGGGCTTACTTGATTTAGTTACAGGTATTCCTGAATACAATAGGAACATTTACGAATTATTGGCTTCTTTGAGTAATCCTACTATAGCAGAACACCTTAAAACAATTAAAGTAAAAGACAAATCTTTACTTGAAGAAATAATAAATGTAGTAAAAGATATCTTAACTAAAGTATTTGGTCTTGAAAACGTCCAAAAAAATGATAAGAATCTTTACGATGAATTAGTAACTAAACTTGTAACTATTGGTATGAAACCAGTTACAAGACAAACCCCTGATGTTTTAAATCAACAAAAAAGTAGATCAGGACTTAAAAAAAGAGATGTTCCTAATCTTCCTTTGGGTTATGACCAAGAATCTTTAGATGCGTTTCAAGAAAAACTTGGTCAAGAAAAAGAAGACAAGACCTTTCTTAAAAATATAGTAGAAAGCATTGATGCTGATCTTGCACAATACATTCATAACAAAGGTTTGTTGTCTGATTTTATAGCAGGAAGACTTGACTTTGAAGTTGCTTTTACTCACTTGTATAATCAGTATGTTGATGAAGATGATTTGATTGCAGAACAAGGAATCAAACTTACACCTGCTCAACAGAAATTCTTTGATGCTTTAGCAGATTTTGATTTTCTTAAAGAATACTGGATTGAAAACACAGGATTTGCTAAGATCAAAAAAAGCAAAGCCCCTAAGGTAAAAGAAGAACTTACTCAAGAAGACTTGGATGTAAAAGAAATAAGAGATGAAGAAGTAAAACTTCCCGAAGAAGAAGATAGTGAATCAATGGAGCAGAAGGAGGTGAAAGATATGATTGTGGATGGAGGTAACGAAGATAAAATCAGTGATAGAGAAAGAGGAGCAGAAACAAGTTCTATTGATGCTGCTGACAAATTGAGCAGAGCATTTGTTAAAATGATTCCTGCTATTGAAAGAAATAGCAACGGTACTACCAAGATTTATACAGAAAATGAAATTGATGATTCTGGTCATTTTGTATCGACTCCTTATGGATTTATTAAATATAAGACCAATCAGTTAGGAAGAATTCAAGGAAGTGATTATTTTAACACATGGAATACTATAGCAAATCATCTTGAAGGATGTCTTTCTTTAGAAGAAATGTTTGAAAAGATAGATAACACTCCTGAATTGTTGGATTTGATTCCTGAAATATTTGTCTTTAAAGATAGATTGAATCAACCAATTACTAATCCATTTCAGGCAGAAGTAAGGGCTAAATTAGAAACAGCATTTAAAAGAGTAAGAGTCAATGTTTTTATTCTTCTTAAAGATAAGAATAATACGTACTCTCTTATCAACGAGAGTAATGACTTTATGCCTACAGCAAAACGACAAATTAATACTAAGTTCTTGGACAACCTCAAAGAATTAGATAAGTATTATGACAGAGACAAAGGAGAATTTAAAATCAAAGAGTTCTTAGATACCTTTAATTTTAAGAAAGATGACGGGACACTTGACTTAGACAAGATAGAAAAGAATATGACTATCTTACCTAAGTTAGGATTTGAATTTCATGACAAAACTATCACAGGTCAAGACGGATTTAAAACCAATGAGTACTTAGAGTTTAAAAAGAACTTGGTTAAATTCTTGAATGAGTTTGATACTATTCCTGTTAGTATAGCGGAATTTGTTACCAAAGACCAAAGAACAGCAACTAAAACTGTTAAAGGTCTGAACAACTTCTTTAAAAGAGTTTATGAACTTGAAAATGAAAACGCACCATTAAGTGTGAGTTTAATGGTTAAGAATGCTGAAGGAGAAAACCAAAGTTCTCTTTCAACTTTTAATACTTTGCTTCAAACTAAAGTACATTATAATAACGCCAAAACAGAATTAGAACTCAACGAGTTAGTTCCAAGAACTAAGAACCCTCTTTTTAAGTATTCCTTATCAAGGAAGATTTTGTTTAAGAATGGTCAGAGAACCAGCAGATATGTTCAGTTGGAAAATCTTAACGGTTATAAAGTAGAACAAGAAGGTTCTTCAAGTAAAGGGGCTTTGTTAATAGACCTTGAAAATGCTGACTGGATTACTACCAACTTTATAACAATGATTAAAGGAGGTCTGATAGAAAACACCAGAGCAGAAACAGCATCTACTACTTATGCTTTTAAACTGAATGACTGGAATTCTAACTTAGCCGAAAATAGAAAAACACCTTTTAGTATTAATGAAATAAAAGGTATTTTTAAAGAAGGTAAGATTAATTTCGAGACTCAAGAGAGTCCTGTATTTATTCAATGGCTTGATTACTTGAAAGGAGAGTTAGAAAGAGTTAAACTAAATGGTAAGCCTTTTGGTCTTTTTTCTGACATTTTCACTAAACAAGAACAGGAGTTGCTTTTAAGTACAGGAGTAGATGCCAACATTCCAATAATTCAAGAATCCTTTGGTAACTTCTTTACTAACCAGTACAAAGAATACTCTGATCTTTTCAGAGAAGCAGGAGGATTTGAAGGAATACTTCCTAGTCATCAGACTAAAAATCCAGAAGGTAAATATGACAGAGACCTTTTTAGTACTATTTATCCTAATGGTCAAGACCTTAGTAAAGAATATTTAGCGTTTTATACTCTTAATCTCCTTACTCTTCACGTAGAAGAAACAATACTTTTTCAAGGAGATATAAGCGAATCTCCTAAATACTTTAAAAGAGCAAAAGGTGTTCAGTCTACTGGAACTCCATTAAGTAAAAGTGAAGAACTCACAAAATTCTTACAAGAAGAACTTAACAAGAATTCTTTTGGTAAATTATTAGGAACTCCTTTACAAGTAGGCAGGAACTTTAGATCATCTACTATTAAAGATGATGAAAAAGAATCTGCATATTTTAAATCCAATCAGTTTCAAAAAGGATACGTAGAGTCTAAAAAGGCTTATAATGAAGCAGTGGGAATTAATCAAACTGATGAAGAAATCCAACAAGAATTAAATTTGCTTGATCCTTATAAAAAGAATAACATCGGTGATGGTGATGCTTTTGTAAGTCCTGACTTTTATTTTTATCTCTTAAACAAAGTAGGTTCTATCAACCAAGATCAAATCGTAGGTTACAACGCACTTGTTATAGAGTTCAAAATGAACATTGACAAGTATTTGAGTAAAGAACAAATTCAAGAACTCAAGAATAGTGGAATTGATTTCACCATAACTGAAAAGGAGAAAGAGACTTATAAAGAAGGAATGAAACTTATCGAAAAGGGTAAGGCTATCTTTCCTAAACTTAAATGTATTTACAGAGGTAACGGATTTCAAGAAGGTGTAGAAGAAGTAGTCCAGAAAGAAATAATGGATAAGTTTGCTCTTACTCCAATGTTTCCTCAATTCACAAAAGGTAAGCCTGTTGCTACTGAACTTTTAATCCAGATGCTTAAGGGTGGTTACGGATATGTAAAATTTGAATCTGGTACTAAAATAGGTTCTTTTGGAGCAGTTGATTTGATTAACCAGATTGAATCAGGTAACTTAAATGTAAGTATTGGGGATTCTAGCCACTTACTTCAAGAAGAGTTGCTTAGAGAACAGATTAAAACTCCTGAGAAAGTTAAAGAAGAAAACACTTTTGGTTCACAATTTAGAAAGTTGATTCTTTCTTCTATTTATTCTTTAGAAGGTAAACCTTTAAAACTTGACAACGAGAGTACAGCAGGAGAACTTGTAGAAAAATGGGAACAATTAAATCAGGAGTTTTCTCAACTTACTAAAATAGATGTACTTGGTAGATTCGGTATCACTGAAACTGATGGTCAGTGGGACTACTCTAATATAAATTACGTTAAAGTAGCAGACATTCTCTTAGAAGAGTCAGAAAGAAGAGACTTACCAGAGAACCTTAAAGTATACTTCGACAAGTATAAACAAGGTAAACTTAAAGGGTTAGAACTCTCTAATTTCTACAAATACTTTGAGTCTTCTTTTGGAAACCAGCAAATTCAGACTCTCCTTGCATCTATTATTAAAAAGATAGCAGTACAGAAACTTAGTGGTGCTCAACTTGTACAAATAAGTGAATCTATATTTGATAGACAACTTGCTAATAAGTCTGGTAAGACCAGAGAGTTAGGCTTCTATCATTTTAAAGATGGAAAGGTACAAGCAGCAGAATGTAAAGTATCAATGATAGGTAGTTTTAAAAACCTGTTTAATCTACCAGAAATTAAGGAGAAAACTACCAAAGAAATGTCTATACTTGAAAAAACAGACATTCTCAATGACCTTCTTTTGGATGATAGTTTCGTAGAGAAATATAAAGACCAGTTAACAATCATAGGGTACAGGATTCCTACACAGGGACTTAACTCTATGGAAGTTATGGTTATACGTGAGTTTTTACCTGCTTTCTATGGACCAGCAATAGTATGTCCTCCTGAAATTACCACACAATCTGGTACTGACTATGACTATGATAAATTGTCAATTATCTTTCCGAGTCTTGACAAAGAAGGTAACTTGAGTACTAAAGGAAAGAAAGGTATCCAGAATCAAATGATTCAAACAAGCAGGGATATACTTTTAGATAAACTTAACTATCACAAGTTAATTACTCCTAATACTAACTCGCTTGTATTTGGTCTTCTTGATGAAATTTTTGACCAATTAGGAGTTAGTACCAAAGATGCTAAAGGAACCAAGATTATAACTCCTTATACTAACTTTCAGAAATTCAAAGCAGTTAAGGGTAAAGGCTTACTTGGTATAGCCGCAGTTTGGAATCCTTCTTATACTTTGATGCAAAGACATGGGTGGACTCTTAACAAGGCTTATCTTAAAGAAATAGGATTTGGAGACCAGAAACAAGACTTGAACATGAATGTAAATCCGATTCTTAATCCTCAAGATGAGATAAAGATTTACAACCCTTTAACTAAGGATGGAATAGCAAAACAAGAAATCATCTCACAGTTGATTAACGTAACTGTGGACATGCCCTCTGATGATAAATTTGGTCACTCTATATTTAACAAGAGTGATATGGGAGCCTTAATCTATACTACAAGTGTATTAGGTTACTCTTTAAGGGATGCTTTTTACTTTTTTCACCAACCTATCGTCTACAGATATAAAGCCCTGTACAATGCAAATGTAAGAGCAGGACTTAAAAACTATCAAGCCAAGATTAGTGCTGTTTATGAGTTGATGGAAGTTGAGTTACCTCTGACTAAAAGTTGGACTAAAGCAGAGTCAGACCTTTATACAGATATCTTCCCTAAAAACGAGAAAGAACTTGATCCAAGTAAGATTTATTCTCTTGTTCCTATTAATGAGATTAACTCTACAAAGTTAGATCAGCAGCAGTTTGCTGTTCTTTCACACTATATGTTAATCCTTGACCAAGCAGAACAAGTAAGAATGGTTCAGAGTGCTTTGAACTTTGATACAAGTCCTGACAACAATATTCAAAAGGTATTTAAAAGACAAGAAAATTATCAGAAGGCGAGACAGGCTAATATCATTAATAAAGAACATATCAATCAGATTTATACTAATTCTGTAACTAGTGGTCTTAACATCAGTAGAGTTCTTAAAGACATTACAACAGAGTTGTTTCCCGTTCTCTATTCTGAGATCAATCAGAATATGTTTAAAGAAGAATCTTTGAATTATAGAGATACAGAAAAGGCTTTCAGATTTTTAAGTAATGACTTTCTTCTCTCCATCTTGCAGAGTTTTGGTCAACACAATGGTAAGTCTGTTTTTGATACTGCTTTAGAGTTTTTACAAGGAAACAAGAAACTTGAACTTGTAAGTCAAGCAGAAGAGATACAGAAAAAATTAAATAAGGAAGGGCTTAGTTATAGGCTCCTTGACATCTTAGTAATTAACATTAGTAAAGAAAGATCAGATAAAGTATTTAATCAGCAAATTTTTCTTGGTTTTGAAAACTCTCCAGCAGATAAAGACAGAATCACAAGAGAGTTTAGACAACTTCTGAAAAGACCTGATACAAGAGAGTTTGCTGAGAATCTTGCTCTTGTAGGAATGATTCAATCTGGTTATTCCAAGAGTCCTATTTATTTCTCTGACCTTATTCCAGAAGAGTTTATTACACCTATTCTTAGTCAAGCATTTGACCAACATAGTCTTTTAAGTGATAAACAAAAGCAAAAGTTCAGAGCAAATTTTATTAAAAGATTTCAAACTCTTAGAGGAAGGTCTTTAGGTAAAAAGGACAGACCTTTTGCAGGAATTTCTTATCCCAAAGAAGACTACAGATTAATGAACTATAAGTTCAATGTAGGTAGTGCTGAATTTGAAGAGGCTCAAGTTGTAGAAGATTTGGGATTAGACAGTGAAGGTTATACTCCTTATGAAGAAATAATAGATGTAGAACCAATAGGAAACATAGCAATGCAACCAGATAATATTGCTATGATAAAATCTGGTAGAAAAACTCAGACAATAAGAACAGATGATCTTAAAGATGGTATCTATAAAATGCCTGATGGAACCTTAGTAGAACTAAAAAATATTTATGGAAGAACTATTAAAGCAAAAGACATTGGAAACAAAGATCAATTTGCTTATAATGAAGGCTTTAAAGATTGGTCTGACTTTGAAAACAACAATAAATTTTCAAAGAGTTTTATTGAGCAAAATGCACCAAGATATGTGTATTCTATTAAGTTAGTAAATCAACCTATATTAGGATTACCTTCTGGTCAAATTCAAGAACAAGGAATACAAGAACCTAAACCTATTCAATTAAACTTCACCAAGGGTAAGAAAGGTATAGGCAAAGAAATTAGTTCTTATAGTGATAATCTTGAGTATGCTCTTACTAATCCAGTATTTACTGCTCCATCAGGTGGAGTATGGAAAAGACCTTGGTCAGAAGGACAAGTTAAATGGAGAAGTTATATGGAGAATGGTATTGACTTTGAAGGTAAAAACTACATTGACGTAGAAGATGCTTATCAAAAAAACAAAGAAAAATATCCAATAGGTCCAATACGAGATGCTTTCATGCAAAGACTTCTTGAGATCAAACTCACAACTTATCCTAAACTTGTAGAAGGAATAGATGCTAAAGGAGGTTTAGAATATTTAACTGATTCTACTCACCAACCTACTAAAAAGAATTCACATTGGGAAACTGGTGGTAATAATGCTTTTATAGGACTTCTTACTAAAGCATACATTAAAGTAAAAGGCTTGAATAACACACCTGTTAAAACAGGACAACAAACTTTGTTTGGATACGATGAACAATCAAAAACTAAATCTTTTATTACAGTAGAATCAGTTAAACAAAAGGGAAACTTTAGAAATAAACCAGTACAATTTGTTGATAATATTTCAACAACAAAAGATAAACCTGTTGCGATGAGAAATACAGGAGAAGTAATATTAATAGATGAAAAAGTATTCAGACAAAAGTTTGAAGAAAAAGCATGGTTAATACCAGCAACTCAATCTGATAATAGTAAAGCAACTCCTTTACACAAAAACGAATTTAAAACATTTGAGGAGTTTTTAACTTTTGCTCTTATTCACGAAGTTAAGCACGATACAATTAAAAAACAGGCTAATGAAACTGTTGGTCAGTATGAAGATAGAATTAATCTTGCTGCTCTTGAAGATTTAAACAGGAACTATAAAGATAGAACAGACCCTCAAGATTTGGAAACAAACACATCTACTAATCCATTTGAATGTTAAAACTATAGGTATGAAATCTTGTGATTTTAAAACAACAGAAGCAAGTACTAAAGCATGGTTTAGAACCAAAGGTTTAATAGACCGCTATTTAAATATATTAGATTTAGGAAAATTTAGAGTTGCTAACAGAGAAATGTCAGAATTATCATTTGATAAATATGGTATAGAAGGTAAACTTTTTTTAGAAGAAAATGAAAAAAAGGCAATCCCCAATACTCAATTATTTCAGCAGATTGATAGAAAAAAAGGAATTAAATACCCAAATAACGAGTGGGTAGATGAACAATCAAAAATTTGTATTAACTTTTAACTGAACTAATCATGTGGAAAATGTTATTAAACTTGCTTATAGACTTTCTCTTGTCTTTAACAAAAAACGAAACAATAAAAGAGAAAGAAAAAATTGAAATTATATCTACAGCAAGTCCTGTGATAGAACCTGTTAGTAACGGGACTATTGTACCTGTTGAAAATACTCAATTGTTATTCAAGCCTCTTGTTGTAGAAAACTATTTACCAGAATCTCAATATTGTAGAGAAGTTACTGATAAGGACATGATTGTTCTTCATCATACTGTTGGTGGTGATTCTAGTTCAAGTTATGCTTATTGGTTAGGAAACAAAGAAAAAGTAGCCACTCATTTCTTAGTTGATAGAAATGGTACAGTTACTAAGTGCTTTGATGAGAAATATTGGGCTTATCATCTTTATGTTGCAAGTCCTGGAAACAGAATTACAAAAAGCCACAAAAGATTAGGCAGTGAATATGATAGAAGAAGTATAGGAATTGAACTTTGTAATTTAGGTCAAGTGACTTTAAGGGATGGTGTGTTTTATGATCTTTATAAAAGAGCAGTTCATCCTGATAAAGTAATTAAAATCAAATCTTATAAAGGATATGAGTATTGGGAAAAATACACAGATGCACAACTTAAAGCAATTGAATATTTAATCTTAACTTTGTGTGATAAATATCCTAAAATTAAAGAGAAAGCAAAACTTCAAACAGATTATTCTGGTATTTCAGAAATATCTCAAGATGCTCTTGAGTTCAGAAAAGGTATTGTAGGACATGCTAATTTAAGAACAGATAAATATGATACTGCTCCTCAACCTCAATTAATTGAAATGCTTAATCAATTACATACTAAACTTTAATTATGACTTGTCAATTACCGTATCATAATAGTAAAGATAACTTAACTGCATTTCTTGCAGAACTTGAAGTTATTAGTGAAACTGGAAATCAAATTCTTGACTTACCTAAGTTTAGAGAAGTAACTAAACAAGTTCAAGATGACCTTCTAAAGACCTATGGTATAAAAGGAAATCCTTTCATTGAAGATGATCTAACAGGAAGTCAGACTTATTATACTGACGATAAGGTATTTGACCAGATAGATCAGATGAGAAAAGATGCTGGTTTATATGAAGATAGGATAGCAGGTTTTTATGTTAAAGGAGAAACTAACCCTGTTAATCTTTCTTTAGATAACCTATATCAATATACTTCTGAAGAGGTAGAAGGTATTGTATCTTCTGAAAAAACCATTAGAGAATTATCTGCAAAAATATCAGATAGAATAGGTCTTCCTTATAAAATAATATCAGATAGAACTCAAAAGTTTAAAGGAAAAATAGAAAATAATGTATCTGTTATTAATTTAGTATATGCTACATTAGATACTCCTGTGCATGAAATATTAGGGCATCCAATTATCAGGGCTATTAAAAATAAAACTATTGACGGTAATACTTATAAATTACCAGAACAAATGTCTGATGGTTCTGGTTGGGCAGTTCAAGTTTATACACAAAATAATTTTGAACCTGAATTTTTTAAAACTGAAAAAGAAGCACTTGATTTTTATAATTCTAAACAAACACAACTATACCAAAACCTACTTAAAGAACTTGAAACTGGTAGAGGTAAAGAAGTATTAGATAGGATTAAGAGGGATTATGTAAATAAAAACCAATATAATAAAGAAGATTTTTCTATACAAGAAGAAGAGCAATTTGATATTGGTGAAGGTAAAAGAATCAAAAGATTTACTATTTTAAATAGTAAAAATCCTTATGCAGCACAAACTATATTTAAAAATAGAGAAGATGCTCAAAAAGAATTAGAAAAATTATCGTCAATACAACCTTACACTTTAGAAGAACAACAAGAAGAGGCTATTGTAGAACTCATGTCACTTATGGCAGCAGATAAATTAAATAAAATAACTGATAAAAATTTAATATCTTTGTTAAAACAATTATTGAAACAAATTAATGATTTTATTAAAAGTTTGTTAAATACTAAAGAATTGAATATTAATGATATAGAAGTAGACAATACTAAATTTTTAATAGAAAATAAATTAAAAGAACTTATAAAAAATGGAATTATTAAAAAAGAGTGTTAAACATATTTCTGGGATTTATAAAATTACTAATAGGATTAACAATAAATTCTATATTGGAAGTGCATTTAATTTAAGTCAAAGGTATAATAGACATAAAAGAGAATTAACATTAAATATACACTCTAATAAAAAACTACAAAATTCTGTAAATAAATATGAAATTAAAAATTTTACTTTTGAAATATTAGCTACCTGTCCAAAAGAATATTGTATTAAATTAGAGCAATGGTTTATTGATAATCTTAAACCTACATTAAATAATAGTCCTACAGCAGGTAATAATTTTGGATGTAGATATAATAGAAGGAGTAATTTAACTGATATTCAAATTATAAATATACTACAAGATTATTCACTATTAAGTATTTCAGACATTTCTAACAATTATGGTATAAAAGAATCTATTATCAAGTCTTTAATCTTTAAACCAGAAATTGCTCAAGATATTAAAAAGGATATTAGCTTTAAATTAACAGAAAATAGAAAAGAAATTAAAGGTTTAAATAATAAACAACAAAGATTTTCTAGTGACGAAATAATTAAAATAGCTGAATTATATAATAATGGTAAGCAACCTAAATATATTGCTTTAGAGTTATTTAATGAAGAAAAATTAAGATTTGCTATTACAAAATTAGCTAAAGGAGTTTCTTACAAAGAATATTACCACTTGTTTAATAAAGAAATTTCATATCATGGTAAACAAAAACAAAATTAAAAATGGCTTGTAAATATTATATAAACAATAAAGTTCTTAATGAACAAGAAATAAAGGAATATATTAGTAGTAACTATATTAAAGAATCTGATATAAAACTTACTACTCTTGGTGATATTGCAGATATTCTAGCTTACTCAAATTCAAAGTTAATATTACCTGGATATGAAGTAGAATATACTACTCCTGATAACATGAAGTTTAAAACTTATGCTGAAGCAAGTAGGCACATTAGTCAACTGTCTAAAAGTATTGAAGATGTTGATTTAAGTAATGTAAAAATACAAAACAATCAAGGAGTTGTAACTTCTTCTTCAGAAATACCTGTTAATGAATTTAGTCCTACAGGATACGATCATGATATTTTCAGAAAAGACCCTGTAACAGGAGAATGGGTACGTGGAGATTATGATACTCCTGCTCCAGAAAACGATGTTGTTCAATTTTATAACATGTATATGAAGTATGCCACTTTAGATGGATTTATAGAAAAAAATAAAGAATACGAACAGTCTAAAGGAATCATAGAAGAATGGAAAAAGGTCAACAATATTGTTTATAATCCGGAAGAGATATATTCAAGAGGCCAAGAATTTGTATCTGTTGTTGGGGCATATTCATCATTTGATGTAAATCTTATGATGCAAAACTTACTTACACATATTGAAGATAATGAAAAAGCAGGTGGAAAGTTTGCTATTTCTGCTTTCACTAAACCTATTAATAGACAAATAGATCACTTAGAAGGTGGTGGGGGTAAAATCAAATTTAAAATATATCCTCAATCAGAAGATATATTATGGGCTGCTAATGCAGATGTCTATTCAGGAAGTGTTTCGGATGCTTCTTTACGAGTAAATAAAAATAAAAAATCTGAATTGCTTGGTGTTACTTACACTAAATATCCTTCTCTAAATTATGTATCTTTTGTTCAGCCCAATTTAGCATCTATTATAGATGATTTAGACCATCATCATAATGAATTAGGAATTGTTCTAACAGGTAATAATTTTAGGTTAGAATACGATAAAGATATTCCATATCAAACTAAAAAGATTATTGATGGTATCAATGGTATATTAGATTCTAAGTATGGAAAATTAGTTAAACCAAATATTAATATTAGAAAACCTATCACAAAAAAAAGTGCTTATATACGACAAGTGGATAGTGAAAATAATATAATTGAGTTTATTGTACCTGAGTTTGATGATAAAGGAAAACTTCTATATGCAAATAGGATTACTCACCAAAATAACAAATATTATTTTGAACCTGAGTTTGCCAGTTCTTTTGGTAGACCAGACGAAACATTAGAAATAACAAAAGAAGAGTTTGACTCGCTAATAGAAAAATATAAAGATCAGTTACAACCTTTAATAAATGAAGTAAAACCTTTAGTAACTAAAGAAAACTTAAAAGAAAGTATTGAAAGTACTAAAGACAAAATAGAACAAGAAGAAGATTGGGATGGAACTATTACTCCTGAATCTGAAGCGCGAAAAATAGAAATGAGGCAAAAGTATACTTCTCAGGCATTAATTAATACTAAAATAGCAAAACTCAAAGAAGTATCTAAAAAATATCCAAGAAGTTTAATTAGAAGTGAAGTTGTACCTGTTAATCGGAATTATGTAAATTCTTATAGGCAATTTGATGATGAATTACCTTTTCAACTTATTCCAACAACTAATAAAGAAGTAACTCCTGAACTCTACCAATCTCTAATAAACTTTGTAAAGAAAGTAAATCCTGATTTTAGAGTAGAAGTAGTAGATGATCTTTTAGCAAGTAAAGGAGTAAATGGGTTAATAGACTTTAAGAACTTTTTAATTCAGTTACAGAATGGTAAACAATCTGCTCTTCCTGAAGAAGTAGCACACGTATTCTTTGAGTTAATGGAAGACTCTAATCCTCTTAAACAGAGAATGTTAGATGAGATTACTAATACCCGAATCTACAAACAAGTTGTTAAAGAGTATAGAGAAGTTTATGGTAATGACACTAAGAAATTAAAGGGAGAGGCTGCTGCAAAACTTATAAGTCTTTGGTTATCAGATAAGACTCTGGCAAGGAAAATGTCTGGCTCTGACTCTCTTTGGGAGAATATTCAAAGATGGATGGCTAATTTTATTAAGTGGATTAAAGGAAGACCTAAAACATTCTCCTCATTTATAGAGTCTGCTGAAAGAATTGTAAACCTTGACACTTCTGGCCTAAACTTAGATAGGGCTTATCAATTAGAAGAAATGTATTCTCTTGCAGATTACGTGGAGAAGATTAAGATTCTTGAGAGTGTTAGGAACACTAACGTAAGTAACACAGATAGAATTTACTTCAATCTTAATGATACTTTGTTTGACTATAAAAACTATCCAGGCTCAAGTGCTGAAAAAAGAGCATTCTTATTTGATACTGCACAATCTCAAAAAAGGGACAATTATTATCAGACAGTTAAACTTACAAGTTTAGGTAGAGAACTTGCTGATAAATCTCGATTTATAGGTTCTGATAAAATTACTATTTATACTCAGATGTTTGTAAGTCCTGCTTTAGAATCAAGGATACGAAGTGAGTTTGGTCAGAATGTAAGAATAGAAAGAATTAACGTAACAGAAATCATAGAAGATGCTGATGGAAACATTATAAGTGAAAGAGAAACTAACTCCTTACAAGAGGTTTTAGATAGAGATGGAGAAAGAAGATTACTTATTGTAGACAACGGTAAGCCTTCTCTTACAAAGCCTTATAATATTGTCCAATACAATAGTCGTAAAAGTGAGTACGTTACTTTAGAAGAAAGAGATAGAAGAGAAAGAGAAAGAGAATCTCGTAATAAAGTAACTGAAAAGTTTTTAGATGAACTCGAAAGAGTAAATGAGACTAAAGAAGGTTCTGTGACTCGACTTGTAGGAGATACGTTTGAACTTATCAGAAGAGAACTCAATGACATAGAAAGAACAGAACGTATTTTATCTGATATGGGAGAAGAAGAAGTTTCTAAATTGTTCAGAGATCAATATGGAAATCTGGGTCTTCCTATTAAATCTGCGGATGCTGCTAAAAAACTCATTGAAGAAACTGATAAATACAGAGATGCTTTACTTCAGTTTTATTCTACTATTGAAGGAACTATAGGTTTCTTTAAAGAAAGAAATGACAATGAGTATCAAGCAACTAAAGACCTTATAAACAAGGGAGACATAGATAGTATGGAAAAGGCTATTTATGAACTTTCTAAAATAACCAAGATAGGTACATCTTGGCAAGAATACATTAAGGACTTCAGACAGTTAATTAAAGACATTCCTAATACTCAAACAGTAGATAGTTTACTTGGTGAGTTAGATACTCAAATTACTCGTACCAAGGATATAGCACATGATTTAAACATTAAAGTATTAAGTGAAAGACTTAGTAATGAATTTGCTGCCTATAACTGGACCAAAGAATCAAGGTTCAAAGAAGTCCAAGAAAAAATGGAAGCAAGTACAGACCCTTTAGAAAAGGCTAAGTACCAAAAAGAACTTGATACTCTCAAAACCAAGGGAGTAGAAGATGTGTCTCGTATTTTAATGGGTGAAACTCCTGATATAGATTCTTTGACAGTTTGGATTAAAACTCTTTACAACAGCAATGACCCCTTGATAGGTTCTGTTAGTAAACTTTTACAGAAAGCATTTGCTCAAGTTGAGTCTAGAGAATTACAGAGAGGTCAGGAAATGGGCATTAATATTAAAGAGATTAAAGACAAATACAACTTAAGTGAAAAAGACTTGGAAGAACTTCTTGTAGTAGAGAAGACTCCTGTGTTTAATCCTGCCAATGGAGAGTATGAACTTAAAGATAGATGGGCATATTTAAATCCTTGGCAGAATAGACACGAATATGATGAAATGAAAAAGCCTTTCTTGGAAAGTTACGATAAGTTTAAGGCTGCAAAACAAAACAAAGACGAAAACCTCGAACAAATAAGAAAAGAATACTTAGTAGAGAGAAAGAAATTTGAAGATTGGGAAACAGAAAACTGGCATAGGGTTTACACTGAAGAATATTATAAAAGGTATGACGAGTTAAGAAATGAAAATCCTGAACTTTTTGAGCAACTCAAAGTAGAATCTGATCTTATATGGTCTGACATTAATTCTAAGTCTCTTTTACTTAGAGGTGAAACTAATCCTGAAAACAGAAAATTACTCAATCAGGAAATCAGAGATTTAAGGAGACAGTGGAGCCAAGTTAAAAGTGATGTTTACTTTGATGGTTCTGCAAAAACAGGTTCAGATTTAGAGATGGCTAGGATGGCTCGCAGAAAAAGTGAAATAGATAATGAAATGCACGAATGGTCAATAGATAACAAAACCTTCGAGCAAGATTTTACTATTTTTCTGAACACATTAAGTGTAGAAGATTCTTTAAGAGAAACGTATCTTTCTCTTTTAAACAACAAGGATAATTATTCTGAACTCTATTCAGAACTAAAAAAAACTGCTCCGCACGAACTTATAGATTGGATGGAAGAGAATACCAACATAAGATATTCTCAAGAATGGTATGATGCTCGTTCTGAAATCACAGAAAAAATAAGTGAAGTAAGTAACAAACTTGCTGCTGCCTATGGTCAAGCAGAAAACATAGACCTTAAAGAAACATGGGAATCTTTAATTAATATTTCTAGCCCTTACAGAGATGAAGACAAAGTATTAGATGGATCAGTAACTAGTCCTCAAGTACAAGAAAAAATACTTGAGTACGAACAAAAGATTGAGAACATAAAAAAATTAGTAAGGGAGGAACGTGAAGGATTATATAGTTCTGAAATTAAGGCTCTTAAAAGACAGTTAAGTGATTTAATAAATCAGTTAAATGAAATTCAAAACAAACAAGTAACAGATGCTTACAGTGATACTTTTGTAGAACTTGCTCATGCAAGTAACATAGTCGAGGAGTTTAACAGACTTCATCCGAATTTGTATTTTAACTATAACTCTAATCTTGAGGTCTTAATTAATACGAATGAATGGAATGAATTCCTTAAAGATAAAGACAATGCTTTTACTCAATGGTATCACAGAAACCATTTGATAAAAAGTTATAAAGATGCTTTTGGAGAAGAAAGGTCTTCAATAACACCTACTTATTTGTGGATGAAAATAGAACCAAGTGATTCTAAGTTTGTCCTTACTGTACCTTCTGCTAAGTATTCTCAAAGAGTAGTTAAGCCTGAGTTTCAAACAGTTAAAGAGAATTGGGTTACATGGAATCCTATTACTTATAGATGGCTTCCTAAAAGTCAGAAATACTTTAATCCTGCTTACAGAAAGTTACAGAACAGTCAGAACTCTAGAGATATAGGATTGTATCAGGCTCTTAGAACATTAACTGATTACCACTTAAAAACTCAAGAAACTGCTCCAAAAGAAGCAAGACTTGAGTTTGGTATTCCTTATGTTAAGAAAAGAGGATTTGAGGCTTCTGGTCAATATCTCAAGAATATGTACAATGAGTTCATTGACAAGAACAATAGATTTGAAGAAGGTGAAGGAAACTTTGATGAAACTGTAGAACCAGAAAGTCCAAAAGGAATCAAAAACAAATTAATCTCTTGGATTAATGGATGGATAGGAGAGAAAGAACAAGACAAAGAAGATACTTCAAGAATCAGTAGATATACAAGAATTGCTGTTCCTTATTCTCATTACGCAGAGTTGGAGAACGTAAGTAAAGATATTGTATTTACTACTACTATGTTTGGGTTCTCTACTGCTAAGAGTACTAAGATGTTACATACACTTCCTACTTTTAGATTACTTGAGGATGTTTTACAGAACACTCAGATAACTAAAGACTCTAAGGGAAGACCTGTAAGCAACAATGTAAATAGACTTAAAGCAGTTCAGTTTGCTCAAGATCACTACATTTATGGAGTCAACAAACAGTACGAACTTGGTAAGAATGGCAAGTACATTGATAGAGCCTTGACAGTAATTCGTAAAGCAAATACATGGGGTTCTTTGGGCTGGCCCTTTGGTATTGCTAACACTCTTAAAAATAACCTTCAGGGTAGACTTCAAAACCTTATTGGTGGTAAGTTTGGTGACTGGTCTTCTAACTCAAGTATGAGAAAGGCTGCTGCTAACATGAACACTAATTTCTTTAAGTATCTCACTGAAGTAGAAAACCCTGAAAAGAGAGGCTTAGATTATCAGATCATTACTTGGTTTAATCCAGGTGGAATGAATAACATTTCCGAAGTAATCCATAAAGGAGGTTCTAAAAGGATAATGCAAGATCGCCATATAATGATTATGAACGAGTCTATGGAATTTGCAATCTCAACTAATCTACTCTACGGACATTTATATCACGTTAAGGTGAAAAAAGGAGATGAAATTAAAGACTTACATTCTATTCTTAGATTTGACGGAACTCTCAAAGCAGAAGAAGGATGGGTAGATTATAAAACAGGAAGACCTGTTGATGAAGATTATCTGATAGATACTAAACTTGCTTTCAAAACAGCAGCAGAATACGTACAAGGTAAAATAGCAGACAAGACTTTGTTGGGTACTTATACTATTGGTCAAGCCCTTCTTTATTTTAAGAACTGGTTAATCCCTATGATTCGTAGGAGATTTGATTCTAAGAAAGAAAACTACATGATAGGTGAAGATATAGAGGGTTATTGGAAAACTTTCCTCAGATTGAACCTAACAATGATGAGAGACCTAATGAGAGATGGTAAAATGTACTGGCATACTTTTACACCAGAAGAAAAAAGAAACTACATCACTACCTTGAACGAGGTTGCTTTTGTTGTTATTTCTTCTCTCTTAATAGGACTTGTGTACGGATTTGATGCTGATGACCCTGACAAGTACAAGAAGTTAAAAGAAAACTCTTACGCAGAGAATCTTACCCTTTTGATTGCTCTTCAAGCCAAAGCAGAAACAGAAATGTTAACTGTAATGCCTTTCTGGAATGTAGAAAGTCAGGTGATACCTCCTGTTCTTACAGAACTTCCTAAAATCATTATGAATCCTACAATAGGTTTCTCAATAGTAAATGACTTGTGGAAAACTATTAATGCAGGTTATGGTCAGATCACAGGAGATGAAAGTGCATACTATGATAGAAATATGCCCGCTTATAATATTGAGAAAGGAGATTCTAAATTCATTCACTATGGAATGAAAGTTTTCCAAATAGATAATATTGTGTATTCTCTTGACAATCCAGAAGGAAAACTTCAAACTATGATAGGTATGATGAAACGTTAAAATTAAAAATAATTATTGTGTTAATGTAAATTTGAAAAAGCAAAAGGTTTTATATAAATTATACTACTATGACTATTGAACAAGTATACAATTATTTTACTGGCAGATATAGAAAACTACTTTGTCGAGTTCAAGACTTAGAAAGTGGTACTACTCCTGCTGACGGAAATGGAATTTATTCCGGAGATGGCTCTGTAGCAAACAACAGAACTGTTACTCTTTTGGGCATCCTTAATTTCTTGGGAGCAGGAACAGGACGACAGTTTTATGTTGAAATAGGTAATGCCGTAGATACTACAACTAAAATAGATATGGAGTTTGATTCCATAACTGTAGGATATGTGGATGCAAGTGATACCAACACGCTAACTTTTAATACCGATGGTACTAATGTTAGTGGATTTTTAAACTTGGCTACTTATACTCCTTCAAGTGCTGCTGATACAGCAGGTGTTGTAGGCAGTATGTGCAGAGACGATACTTATATATATTGTAAAAGTGCTAGTGGATGGGAACGTGTTGCAACAACTCTTATTCCTTAACAAGATTTTTTAACTAAAACAAGAAAGAAAAGAAATGATTAAATTTGTAGTAAAACCTGGATTTTATGAGAAAAGAAAAACAGGTAAAAATCAGCCCGGCCTTGATTTATGGAGAACTACTCTCGATACTTTAGTAGACCGAAGTTTGGCAGTAACCACAAACTGTTGTGATTATTATCCTACTGCTCCTGTAGTGTATGTTGCTACTATTGCTACTCCAACAGAAGCAGAAATGGACAATGCCAATATTCCTATTAAAGGATTGTTCTTTGCTGAAAATGCAAGTTCAGGAGACTGGACTTTTAATGTAAGAGTAAGTGCTACAGTAATAGTTACTTTAGGAACAAATGACTAATTTTTAATCCCTAGAATTGTTTCAAATGCAAAAACCGAGATTGGAACTAACATCGGATTTAACACTGGAAGAAAAAATTATGACTGAACTCGCTGTTCTTGAAGAACAAATTCGTAATCTTGTTAAACATGTAGACGATCTTACGGAAGAAATTAAAAATCTAAAAGGAATCCAGCAATCAAGAGTAGAAGATCACGAGAAAAGAATTTATTTACTTGAAGAAAAAGTAGCACGCCTTAACTGGCTATTAAATTTAATTACTGGTGTGATTATTACAGGTATTGTTGGAGGATTACTGTCTCTCATTTTTAAATAAAAAATCAACTCAAACTATGGAACTCATTAAAAAAGTATCTATGTGGTTGGCTATGCAACTGGACAAACTCAAAGTTGTCAATCCAGTTATTTTCCTTATTGTTCAAGGGATACTTATGGCATTGTTTACTGCATTCGTAACAAACACTCTGAATCTCCCTACTCCTGAATGGCTTGCTAAAGTTTTTTCTGCTGTAGGTTTGTCTGATTTGGATACTCTGTTTACAACCATTCTTGGTTTGCTAGTAGCAACTGTAAGCCCCCGCACTGCTCAACTTAAAGAAGCGTATTTGAATGGAAAATAGAATTCTTAATTGGAAGAAAGAACCTGTAGATGAAAGAGATATTGTATCCAAAAGATACACTCTTGCTCCTGTTTCTCTTCCTGAGAAATACGAACTTCCATTACAAATTCCTGTATACGATCAAGAAGATATTGGTTCGTGTGTAGCAAACTCTGCATGTGCTTGTTACAGATATGAATCTGCTCAAATTTTAAACAGTTTTGAATTTAACCCAAGTAGACTTTTTGTTTACTATAATGCACGTTCTATTCAAGGTTGGGAGAATGAAGATTCAGGTTCTTATATCCGTGACGGATTTAAAGCATTGAACAAGTGGGGTCTTGCTAGTGAATCAGTATGGCCTTATATTACAAGAGATTTTGCTAAAAAACCTACTACAGAAGTTTATACAGATGGCTTACTCAATGTAACTGTTAAGTATGCTACTGTAGAACAATCCGAGTCTATAATTAAACAGACTCTTTTGAGTGGGGCTGCTGTATCTTTTGGGTTTAATGTATATTCTTCTTTTTTTGGATATTGGGAATCTACTACTGGTGTTATGCCAATACCTAAGTCTAATGAAAATTTAGAAGGAGGTCACGCAGTAACTATTATAGGATGGGATAATTCCAAGAAAGCATTTCTTATTCAGAACTCTTGGGGAACAAATTGGGGACTTAATGGTAAATTCTGGATGCCTTATTCATTTTTGCTTAACCCAAATGAAGCAGATGACTTTTGGTGTATAGAAGAAATTAAAATTACTAATATTGATCCTACTCCTACTCCTGATCCTGAACCTACTCCTACTGGTTGTCTTGATCCTTTTAAACTGTTTAATTCTTATAAAGAATTAGCAAAATTCTCTAAGGCTTTTTTAGTAAAACTTTCTTATCAATTAGGTTTGGAAGTAAAAAAAACTAAAGCCCAAACATTAAAAGTCTTAAAAGACTACCTTAAGTTGTAATTTGTAAGAAGAAAATAAATAATAAGGGAGGGATTACTGATTAATTTCAGTAATCCCTTTACTTTTAACTAAAGTAGTCTTTCAGAAAAGTTAGTTGTTGAGTGTAAAAACTTTTTTGAATTGTGACAATAGATTCATCTTTAAAGAATTCTTCATTAACTTCTATTGTAAATAGGTATGGCTCTACATCAGAATATACGACATGTACTTTCCAAATCTCTCCAAACAATACTGCTTTACAATAAACAGTGTGTAAGCCAAAAGGAGTATTAAATGTTTTTTCAAAATATTTTACTTTGTTCATAAAATGTGTTTCATAGTTTATGTTTAAGTATTGAGTTTTTTAAAACATACACTTCTATGTTCTCTCCAGTAATTCTATCAAAAGAGTCGATTATATTATAATCTGCTTCAGCATTATTAGCAGCAACTTCTAATCCAAGGTTAAATACTTGTGCAAATAATCTTAGTACCTCTACGTCCATTTCTAATTCTACAAATACTTCCGGAAAGTTTCCTTGTGCTAAAATTTGGTCAAATTTGTGTTGTATCTGTTCCTTGTTCATTTATTAAAAGTTTTAAAATTGATTCCGGATTAACACAAACAAAGTTTTCGTCTCTGATGTAACCTCCTGAATATACTTCTTTGTTAGTAACCGTTATATCCCCCTTTTCTTCATCATATTCTTCAGTAACATGCTCTTCTATCATTGCATTATTCTCAGCAGTTTCAATTGCAGAGTTCCAAACTCGCCATGCTACGCTTAGGATTATTTCTTCATATACAAGTTTTATTAGGCTTTTCTCATAGCCTGAAAGTTGTTCGGGAAATTCCTTTTCCCACTCTTCTTTAATTATTTGTTTGAAGTCCATTTGAAAATTTATTTAATGCTTTATAACGAAGGATTTGAATTTAAAAGTTCAAACACTTCTTCTGAATAAGTCTTGATAGCATAACCTATGATATCTCCATATTCATCATCTACTATAGCAACTAAATCTCCTGATTGTGCTATAATAAGAAGATTTATTATGCTTTGAGAATCCATTTCTAATTCCTGATATCTTGATTCTTCATTCATAGTAATTCTTCCGGATAAGGTGAGTTAATAATTGATTCTTTTTCTACTTTAATATCTGCTTGATAATAGTAGTTTCCAAAAGCGCCTTCTTTATAAGGAAGAGCGTGCTGAAAGCAAATCTCTTTTTGTTTATCGCACATAAGACGTGCAAAATTTAATATTTTAATTTCACCTGAATCCCAAGTTGATGTCATGATATCTTCAATAATATCATCTAGTTGATCTTGTGTCATCGGTTTAAATATTTACCTGTTTGATTACCTAAATAAAAGAAAGTAGCAGAGTAGGCTAACTGTAACAAAACCTTACCTACCTTATGTTTTTCTTTTCTAGTGAAATAAATAGAAGTACCACAAGCGATACTTGAAAGTCCAAAAGTGTAGTTTTGAACATCATTCCATTTAGTTTCATTAATGCCTCTTTCGTTGTTTTTGTATTCCATTCCTTTTGCTATACCAGAAAGAAAGAATCCTACATGAGAAGCATATTTAAGATCAGTTCCTACACCAGCCCATTTCTGATATCTGACAAGTCTATTATCAGATACAGTAGGAACAATAGTAATTTGTCCGTAAGATAAAACAGGAACTAAAATAAGCAAGATAATTTTAAGTGTTTTCATTTTAAGATTGGTTTTTAATTAAAAATTCACGTTTGTTATATTTCTCACAATTTTCTCCTACTACAAAGAAAATTGCTTGTTGAAAAGGTAAGTCTATATATCCATTTGCATAAACATGATCTCTTTGGATGTCTATGAAGTTAAAAGGTAATACTTTACATAGTTCACAATAAGC